CTTGCTACTGGCCGGGGGTTATTCGAGGCTGGGAAATCTTATAATGTCGGGATGAATAGTGGAGAAGTACATCCTGATAACGCACAGAAATGGCTGAATGCGAAAGTGGCCGAAGAGGATAAAGCCGTTGATGGTCCGCCTGAAAAGAAAGAAAAAAAACTGAAGAAGAAATAATATGCCTAGCACCTTGAAGGCCAATGCCATTGTCACGCTCGATGACGCGAAGATCTATGCCAATCTCGATGTTACAAAGCACGAAGACGATGTGTTGATTGAAACACTCATCAACTGCGTATCGTCCGCGTTCGACGATGAGGCGGGCCGACAAATCATTTCATCCGTTCACACGGCCGAGAGTCTCGATGGCCCGGGCGGGGAGCTTCTCTATCTTCCGGCCTGGCCGGTTACGTTGCTGTCGTCCATAACGGAAAGCGGTGTCGCTCTTGTTTCCGGTACGAATTTTACTCCATACCTTGATCGTGGTATCCTGGCAAAGATCTCTTCCACCTGGTCTACCTTGAGAAATGCGATTGTTATCACCTACACGGCTGGGTATACAAACACCGGATCTACGCCGACGCTTCCTGACCGCGTGCGCCGGGCATGTCTTGTTGAAGTCGCTAGGGATTTCCAGCGCCACCGGAAGAGTGGGTGGGGGGAAACTACGCGCACCATCGAAGGAGCCTCTATCACCTCAGATCCAAATCTGTTTCTCCCCGACACATTGCAGGTACTTCGCCGGATGAAGAGGGTTCTCATATGAGCATTACTGTTGACGTCTCCGGGGCAATTAAGAAGACCAAAACGCTGCTGAATATTCAGAAGGCAGCGAAGAAACAGGTGACGGAATGGTCCTCGGAATCCGTGAAGATAGCGAAACGCGCGGCAAGCAATCTTAAGAAGACGAAACCGAAATCCGGCGACATGGCCCGCAATATAGGCATGGCAATCAGGATCGATTCCGCAGGATATGAGATTCACATCGGGACCGGCGTTGGCGGTACGAAGACCGTCAAATATGCCAAGATTCAAGATGAGGGCGGGATCATAAAGGCCAAGGGGAAGTATCTGACTATTCCGTTTGAGGGAGTACAGGGATCAGCGCGTAATTTCCCGGATTCTTTTGTCATCAAATCAAAAGCCGGTACGCTATTAATCGTTGAACGAAAAGGGAAGCAGGGATTTCGTCCGTTATTCACGCTCAAAAAACAAGTAACGATCCCATCGACTCAATGGTTTAGTTGGAATATGGATCAGCGTGTCCCGATACTGAATGAAGCCATGAAACCTGAAGCCGTATACGAAAAAGCCAAACAAATGGCGGGAGTATAAGATGTCGAAAACCGTCCATGATGACGTTCTCGATGCAGCGCTTAATTACGTCAAGAGCAATGCGACGAGAATCTGCGTCTGTAGCGCGCAACCGACAACGTACAATGAGGCCATAACCACCTACAAGCTAGCCATCAAGACCATTGCGTCGACTGATTTCACCGGACCGGCCGATGGTGATACGAGCGGAAGGAAACTCACTGTCAATCAGGAAGCGACGATTACGGTTGATGCGCCAGGGACAGCACTATTCATCGCGCTTTGCGATTCGGTTAATTCGAAACTCCTGTACGTAACTACTTGCACTTCGCAGGCAATTCTCGCGGGGGACATTATCACCATCCCGCTCTGGAAAATGGAGATTGCTGACCCAACATGACGTACACGCTCACGGTTGCCAATGGGTTGCATGGCCACACGGCAGATAATGTGGTTCTTACCCCGGAGGCGTCGATTCGCCTGAAAGTCCGTGAACGTATCGTCACCGTTTTGAAGGCGATCACTACGGGGACTGATTACTGGAAAGCGCCGTATGAAGTGACAAAACGATTCGTTGGTTGGATGGAAGCCAAAGGGTTTCCGACATATATGGTCTTTGTCGGGACTGGGGGAAATACCGATCTGGCAGGAGCCCCGGACGAATACGAAGAAGAGTTCAATGTTACGATAAAGGGGGTTGTCCAGGACAATGAAGACCCAACGGCAGCAATTGAACATTGTATTCAGGACATTCGCAAAGCGATCAATGTCGATTCTAAAAGCGGGATAGCTGGATCTCTTGGAGTTCTTGCCGATCAAACGATTCAAGTCGACGGCATTGAAACCGATAATGGATATCTTTCTGGAGAAGGATTTGGTTTTTTTGATTTCCCTTTCCGTGTAAAAATACACGGGGATTACGGTGTTTTGTAGGAGGTCGAGATGAGATTGAAATGGAAGAAGCAAAACCAATACGTGAGCTTCGATGGCCAGAACAATCTCCGGTTTGTTAAAATTGGGGACGTGCTGGATACCGAACTGTTGGGAATCACCGCCGAGGTTTCGACACGCTGGATTGATTCTGACTGGGTGGATCGATTGCCGGGAATAGAAGAAGCACCGGAACCTATTCCGGCAATCAAGAAACAGAAAAACAAAAAAGTTACGGAGGTAAAACATGGCTGATATCGAAAAACGTTTAAACAAGGCAGGGTTCATCAAGGCTGCTACGTGGGACACGGAGGCGGATTGCAGCGCCGCCGGATGCGGGATTACGCCACTCAATGCCGGAGCAATAAAAGCGAATTATCCCGTCAAGGAAGTGGACGAGATATACGGGGCGTTTGAGACTGATATCGAGCGGGCGAATTTCAACGCATTGGATTTCGCACTTGATTTCCAGTATCAATGGGACGGCCTGGAAAATATCTTTATGGCCATGTGGTTTGGGACCTCTCCTGCTCCCGCAAACCTCTTTGTCGTTGACGCGACCAATAACAAGATCGACTTTAACGAAGGCGGAGCGGAGCTCACGGGGACCGTTGCATCCGCGAGTTATACCGGGGCCACTCTGGCCACGGCCATTGCGGCAGCGCTGAACGGCGCTCCTGGAAAGGCCTTGACCTATACATGCACGTATGACACATCGACCGAAAAGTTCACCATCGGGGCGGGAGCGACTTTCTCAATCCTGTGGAATACTGGGACGCATAAGGCGGTCGATATATCGACCATGTGCGGATACTCAGATGCAGCCGATGATGCGAGTGCTGCATCATACGTCTCCGACACGGCCTCCATCGGCGCGGCATGGCAACACACCATGACCATGGCTGATTCTACTACCGGGATCTTCGGCACCTATGCCGTCGAAAAGCTCAGCAAAATTCACGTCGTACCGTCGCTCAAAGTCATGAAGTTCGCACTCTCTCAAGCCGATGGCATGATTAAACTCAATGCCAGTTGCCGGGGAACGAAGCTCATCAACGATTCGGCCGTGGTTACTTCCATGTCTTCGTTGACCTATCCGGCCATCCGCAATCGGGCAAAATTCCTACAGGCGGTCTTCCGCATGAACGATCAGACCGGTGCCGCGCTTGATTCGACGTACGTCATCAAGCCGAAATCATTTACTCTTGAGCCCGATCGAAAAATGGACAGCGAACACGCGGCCGGATCGGCTACGATTGTTGAACCAAGAGAAAACGGTAAACCTTCGGTCAAGTTGACGATGGAATTCCCGCGCATAGACGCCGTGAATGAGTTATATTTCGCGGACTGGATTGCTAAGACCGAGAAGAAGCTCGATTTGACTATCACCGGGCCAGTGATCGCCGGCACTCATGCGTATCTTCTCAAATATGAACTCCCAAGGTTGACCATTGAGGACGTGGAGTATGCTGACTCGAACATCATTCCGGCGAAGATCGTCATGCGGTCTGTTGTGGCCGACAGTGCGCCGACGGGCATGACCGTCACGAATCCATTGACGGGCACGCTTATCAATACGCGGTCGACGAGCCTACTGGCGTAGAGGAAAAGAAAAGGAGGGAAGGATGGATATCAAAAGCATTCAGCCTACTGCGGACATTACGTTCGCTATGGAGGATGAACAGTTGGGGACATTGTCATTGACGGTCGGATTCTTGGCCCAAGACGATGTCGCCGATTACATCGAAGCGGGGGAAAAGAAAAAACTATCGAAGTTAATCAGAGAGATGCTGATTGACGCCGTCAAAGGATGGGATCTGAAGTCGAATGGCAAACCGGTCCCATGCACGGATGAGGAAAAGAAGAAACATCTACCGATCATCCTCGGCTTGAAAATAAAAGTCGAAAATGAGGAAGGTAAAAAACGGATGCTGTTCGATGATGTTCTCGGCCGTGCGCTTTTGGAATTCGCGGGCAATGAAAAGAATTTCCTAAAAAATTGAATGCCTATCTCGCGTTTTACGGGGAATATTGGAATTGTCTGCTAACCCCGGAGGACCACTGGCACGAGGTAGGCGAGAATACGGCAGACTGTAGAAACTGTCAGGCCGCGGAGGAGGCGGCAAAGATGAGCCAGTTTGAGACCGCGTGTTGGAATTGGTACATGGGGAACGTCAATCAGTTTACTTTCGATGGCGGCCTCCTGCCAGAATTCTTTCGCAGTCTCCGATTGAAGGGCGCAATTCGATCCATGTTCCTCTCGGCATTGAACTCCATCTACCAGACGTTCGAGCGGATAAAATTCGAAAAGATACGGGCGGTACAGGAGCAATAAGTTGGACGTAAAGTATGTCATAAGCGTCGACGATCAGGGCGGAGTAAAAGCCGTCAAGGACTTCGACGAAGCCATAGACGGAATCGAAAAATCATCGAAGGAAGCCGATACCTCACTTGGCAAGATGATCGGCGGAATCGCCGCCGGGGTGACTATTTTCGCTGCCGCTAAAAAAGCAGGAGATCTGCTGGTCGGATTTTTTAAAGATTCCGTGACGGCGGCCGCCGAAAGTGAAGACGCCGAAAAGCGTCTGGAGTCAGCGCTTGACTCTACTGGACGGACTGTTTCCTATATGCTGCCGATATTGGAGGACTTCGCGACGCAGCAGCAGAATATCACCCGATATTCAGACGAACAGGTCATGTCAGTCGAAACGCTACTGACCCAGCTAACGAACCTGGACACCGAAGGAATCCAACGAGCCACCAAGGGCGCGATTGGCCTGGCGTCCGTGCTGAAGATCGACCTGGAATCAGCTGGGTCGATGGTCCAGAAAGCAATCGAAGGGAACACCGGCGCTCTCGGGCGGTACGGCATCAAGATCGATGAGAACTTGACGAAGGAACAGCAGCGCACGGAGCTGTTCAAGATCCTGGAAGGGTTCTACGGTCGGGCCATCAGTGACACGGATTCGTTCTCCGGCAAACTCGCGCAACTGAATAATAAATGGGATGATGTCAAAGAAAAAGCCGGAGCAGCGCTCCTCAAAGGATTACAGCCGTTTATGGACGCGCTGAGTGATCCGGAGACGATCCAGGGCATCACTGATGCGGCTACGGCGATTGCAAAGGTAGCCGTTGCGATCCTGGACACGGGCAGGTTCATTGCCGGGATTTCCGGACACCTAAAAGACTTCCTGAATGACCTGGCGGACGGCGCCACCAAAGCGGAAGACTATTCTTACTACACCAGCAAGTGGCGAGACGCTACTGATGACTTTACAGACTCTATCAAAAAAGCAACCCCTCCGACGAAGGAAGCTTCCAAGGCCGTCAACGAACATGGCAACCATGTCAGCGTAGCTGCCAAGGAGACGAAAACCTATAACGGGGAACTGAAGGCCCTGATCTCAACACTCGATGTTCTACCATCTAAACAAAAACCGGTGATCGAAGGATTCTCGAACATCAAGTTGGATCTGACTGCCGGAGTGAAAGAATCTCTATCGTATTCCAAGGCCATGGAGGGCATGGGAACGCAAACGGAAGAGACCGGTAAGAAGTCGGAGCGAACATGGGGCAAGACGCTTGAGGCGACGAAGGCCGCTGTCTCCGCGATTGATGCTGCCATATCTCAGAGCTACACGAACAAAGCCATCCAGATGGACAATGACTACCAGAAGCAACTCGAAAATATAAAAAGTTCGACGATGTCCGAAGAAGAAAAACAGAAGGCGATAACCGCACTTGAGGCTGAATATGAACTGAAACGAAGAAAATTGGCGAAGGAACAGGCTGAGGCTCAAAAGGCAACGTCCATTGTGACGGCCATCATCAATACGGCCGAAGGCGTGACCAAGGCTTTGGCAGGGGCGATCCCCCCATGGAATATCATCCTGGCTGGTATCACGGCGGCGGCCGGGGCAATCCAGATTGCTGCTATCAGATCGGCACCCATCCCCCTTGCCCGGGGCGCGATATTCCGGGAGCCGACGTTACTGGCCGGCATGAATGGCAGGCAATATCAGGTTGGCGACGTTCCGGGTGATTCCGAGATCGTCGCTTCGCCGACAGCGATTCGGGAAGCGATCTTTGGCAAAGGCGGACGTAGTGGTCGCCAGATAATCCTCCAGAATCACATTTACATCGATGGCCGGGAGATGAAGCGATTCACGGTCAAGACTATCGAGGACGCCGGTCAGACCGGGAATTTCCGGCTAGCGGGGAAGGCAATCGCATGACAAAGGTACGATTACTTTATAAAAATCTTTGGCGGAACGGAACACTCCTCACCTACTCATCCGAGCATCCTCAATTCCCGGTGGAGTTCACTCAGGATGACATCCTCATACTCCCATGGCAGTCACGGCATGGAACGGGGACGGGCAACGGAGAGTTCGTCGTTGCCGCTGCCAACAAATACATCGATTTTGATGAGGGCGGGGCTGAGCTCGTTGCAACCATCACACCTGGGACCTATACCGCGCAGACGCTCGTTGCCGAGATCAAGACGCGCATGGACGCAGCGGGCGGGACGTACACCGTCTCCTACGACGAACTGACCGGCAAATTCACCATCGCATCCGGTGGGAACTTCACCATCCGCTGGCAATCGGGGACGCATACGGCTACCAACGCGGCCGGGCTTCTCGGATTCGACAAGACTGCGAACGACACCGGGGCGGCCACCTACACCGGCGATTATGTTTCCATCCATACCTCCGAGAACATGGTCTGCGATTTCGGGTCCGCGTTGGAGTATGATTTCATCGGATTGCTGAATCATAATTTAACCGCCGGGGCGACGATCACCATCAAGGGAGCCGACGATGCGGCGATCACGACGAACGTCGTTTCGGATACGATCACATATAACGGGAACGATGTTTTCGAATTCCTCGCGGCCGCCCGGACGAAACGATATTGCCAGGTGCTTATTGCCGATCCGACCAATCCGTCCTGCTACGTGCAGATCGGAACGATCATCGTCGGCAAATATTTTCAACCATTAAGATCATTCGGGGCATATAGCGAAGGCCCGGTTGATACATCGGAGATCGAGTTTTCACCGTCAAAGAACATGCTGGTTATCCAGGATCAGCCGAAGCTGTCGAACTGGGATCTTCAATTTACCGGTCTTGACGCCGCGTCAGCGCTCCAGATGAAGGCATTACTGCTGGAATGCGGAATCACCAAGGCGTTTGCGCTCTGCACCGATTATACGACGCCGAACGGAAATACGTACTGGGTACATCTCCGAGAAACAAGTCTCCCGGAATGCCCGCAAAAGGACTATTGGTCATGGTCCGCTCCGATTGAGGAGATGTTATAATGGCGCTTTCTCCGGCACCTACTGGCCTGACAGCCACTCCGGCGTCGGCCTCACAGATCAATCTGGCATGGAATAACTCCTGGCCGTATAGCAGCATCATGGTTTATCGGACCTTGTCCGGGGGAGCATTCGCGGTTATCGCTACGATTGGAGGAGGGGAGACATCGTTCGCCGACAATGGTCTAGCCGACGGAATATTCTACGACTATTACGTCAAAGGTCTTGCATTGGATTATGGCGATTGGTCACTACCATCGAACACGGGGACAGCCGTTACGCCGCTTCCAGCCCCATCCGGGCTTGCGGGAACGGCTGCGCCGACGTCTGTTGCGTTGACCTGGCAAGATAACGCCCAAAATGAAAGCGCCTATCGGATCTATCAGGACGGCGTTCTCGTTGAAACGCTCGGTACGAATGTCACGACCAAAACGATCACGGGATTGACTGGGGGGGTATGGTATAAATTTCTGGTTCGAGCATATAACGCGGCTGCTGGCGAATCCGGGCCATCGAATGAAATAAATATTTTTATTTTAGATCCACCATCGCAACCGACGGAGTTGATAGCCACGGCAACCGCCACAACGGAGATCAGATTGAACTGGAAGGACAATGCCGGGAATGAAACCGGATCATCAATTGAGGAATCATCGACCGGGCCTACATCTGGATTTTCCGAGATAGCCACTGTCGGGCCGAACGTTGTAACGTATGAACGCACGGGTCTGACATCGAACACTCAATACTGGTACCGCATTCATGCCTACAATGACAGCGGCGACTCGCCTTACTCGAACGTAGCGAACGCGGCGACCTTCGCGGCCATCGCTCAGCCGACAAATCTTATCGCTACCCCGTGGACCGATACCGAAGTAGAGCTGAAATTCCAGGATAACTCGGAACTGGAGGATGTTCATTGTATTGAACGAGCTTCAGTTATCGGATCGTTCGTCATCGGCGCTTCAAATAAAGTCATCTATTTCGCAAACCAAGCAGACAATGTAGTCGTAGATGGAGGATTTGAGGCTTGGCTTTCCGCGACAAATTTAACAAATTGGGTGGAATTAATTAGTGGAACATCGAGTATAAATAGGGAAAGCACCGTTAAAGTAAGTGGAAACTATTCATGTCGTATAGACATCGATGCGGGGAATAGTGCTGGTAGGGTGAGAGAAGAAACATTGGCATTGTTGGCAAATACTGAGCATATTTTAACATTTTATTATAAAAATTCTGCTTCCGGTAAGGTGTCTGATTTCCGTTTATATGATACAGTAGCAGGGAAATCTATTAATTCCTCCGGAGCATGGGTATCTGGTTCATCCTATGTCGCAATCACAAATCAAACGGGGTTGACTAGATATGAATTAAAATTTACTACGTCAGCGAATACTTCCTATGATTTGATAATCGGTCATTCCGATGGCGCAAACGCAATGGCATCGTCATCTCTTTATATGGACGATCTTTATATCATCCCAAGGCGGGCTGCCACTCTGACAGAAGCAACCTATGATGCTGATGCAACCGCACTTTGTGCCGAGATCAAGTCTAAGATGGACGCGGCGGGCTCTGGGGTCCATACGGTATCCTTTGACGCCGGGACGCAGAAATTCACCTTCTCTTCAGCAACGCTTCTCTATCTATACTTGACCACGACGACAAATGCACTTTGGGCGACTATCGGGTTTCCAACGGCCGCTGATGTTGATTTTGTGCTTTCATATCTCGGAGGCGCAATCACTTCTTACGTTGAGATTGTCCAACTTGAACCGAACCGGACGTTTTACCGGGACACGGGACTCACGACCGGGCTCGAATATGAATACCGCGTCCGCGCGAAGCAGGGCGGGTCGTACAGCGCCTATTCCAACGAAGCGACGGTGACCACGCTGGTAGCGCCGGCAACACCAACATATTTGGGCGAAATAGAAAAGCAGGATGTCTGGTGGAAAATAGGGTGGTACTGCGACGGTACGGAAGTAGGCTGTAAGGTTGAACAAGAATTATACGGGACCGGATCGTGGTCCGAAATAGCGGTAGTTGACCGTGGTTTGCCCCGGTTCTCCGGGAGTCTGCAAACATATTATGAATTCAAAGTGACGGGGCTTTCTCCGTCTACCGCGTACCAGTTCCGGGTCCGTGCCTATAATGGGGCGGGAAATTCGTCGTACGCTTCCTCCGCGTTTATGGGCTACACCTACGCCGCTTACACACCATCCAAATTCGAGCGTCTGATTCGCAAGAGCAGCCCGAACTTGATCTATCCTGTTGAGGCAAACCCAGCGATGGTCCTGCAAGGATGGTCACTGACTTCCGGGCAGACGTACACCTACGAAAATATTTTCAACGAAGGCGGCGTCTCTATCGAGTCGGTCCAACAGAATGGAGAATTATTGATCGAAGTTACGACGATAGCCGAAGTGGAATCAACTTCCGGGACTTGGTATCACGACGTCAACGCCGGCAAAGTGTATGTTCACACGGCAGATGGGGACAGCCCGGTCGGGTATCTCATCGTCGCTACATTCTGGATGTACTTCACGACGTGGAAGACGCGGGCAGTACCGGCAAATTATAATGATAATAATTATCTCCCGCTCGTTGCCGCCGATGGCATACCTGATTTGAGCCAGGAAATAAAACCATTTTATGAAGGCAATTTTTCAATCACAACCGGAACGGTTTCCCTGATTAATGGGAGGATCAATAATCGCACAGACTTGAATCATTTTTTTGATCGGAAGTGCGAAAAGTATCTATGGTTAAATCGCAAGATGAAAATTCTTTCCGGCGGTGAGAGCTTTGCCTATAGCGATTTCGTCACGGTCGGAACAGGTATCATCAATTCCCATGATATCTCCGATCAACGATTCAATTTGAATCTCCGCGACTATCGGGACGGGATCAACTTATCGCTCCCGGCCGCGAAATATACGACTGATGAATTCGCGAATCTGGACGTGAATGTAGTCGATAGGCCACGGCCCTTCGGGTATGGGGCGATCACGAACGTCATTCCGATCTGCATCGACACGGTGAATCTAGTCTTTGAGTTTCATCATGGCCGGTGCAAATCGGTGACGCAAGTGACGCAAAACGGGACGGTGCTGACCGAGGACACAGACTATTTCGTCGATTATCAGAATGGCCAGTTCACGCTCGCGCGCGGTCTCGCGTATGTGACCGACGATATCCTGCTTGTTGATTTCCATGGCTGGGTGAATCTGGCCGACGAGGAGATCAGCAACGGGGCGATGATTTTTAAGCACCTCCTGAATAACTATCTGAACATCGGCGACGCGGATCTGGATCTCGATTCGATCTACGCTACTATGGCCGCTAAGACTGTAGCGCTCAATCCATACATCTACAAAGAGGAGAACAGTCAGGAGATCATTCGTAAGTTGGAGCGAACGCTCCAGGCTTACAGCGACCAGGACGCCAGCGGCCGTCTCGGACTGAAGGCTGAACAGACCACGGCGTCGACGGATATAAAATACATCCCGGAGGCGTATATCCGCGATTTCGGTTCGTCCAAGGACCAATCGAATATCTACAATGCAGTCAATGTCTTTTATGCGGAGAACCCATCAACGGATGTATTCTTAAGCATCACAAAAACAAATCCGCAAACCCCGTGGAAGGATGGAGTGCAGAAAACGCTGGACGTCTATACCTATTTAACATCATCGACCGATGCGGATGCGTTGGGTATTGCTATCCTGGCCATGTTTGGCCGCCGGCCATTCACATTCACCGTGAACCGTGGCCTATTTACGTCTATGCCCGGAGATCTGATCTACGTCAGCCGCAAACGGTTCCCATCGGTCACCGGCACCGCGGCCAACGTGCTCATGCGCATCCAGAAAATAACCAAACAGTTTTCATCAGGAAAGACACAGATCACGGCGGAGGTGGTTTGATGGCCAAGAGTCTGCTTGATGTAATCAAAGATTTGGCGAATCATATTCGCGGGGATCCAAAAACGGTACATGGAATATGGTCGATGGTCAAGTCATCGACGGCGCTACTCGATACTCTGGTACATAAACAGGGAATAGGCTATGAGACCATTCCGTTGATCCAGCGCGGGACGACCAGCATGAGGAATGCAACGGCGGTTGTCTTCACAGTAGCATTTAAATCAGGGTGCGTTCCGACGGTCATCGGTTCGGTGGTCGCGACTGGATCTGATTGTTATTTCTCCGTGGAGCCGACGCCGACAAATACCGGGTTTGCGGGGACGGTGAAAGATAGTGCCGGAAATTTTCAAACGCTGAACGTAAATTGGGTAGCGATAGGAGAAAAATCTTGAACATAAAATTTTCCGAGGAGGAAATAATATGAAGAAAATTATTGTTTCGATCATGCTTTTTGTGTGCGTTTTCCTAGCACACGGCACGTTCGTCACGTCTACAAATTTGACGAATGTTGCCGGAACGAATTCCTGGTATATTTCCATTTTCACTTTGAATGGAATGCCGGGAAATTTTATCACCTACGACGTGGACTACACGAAGGGAGATGAATCGAACGTCGCTGTCACGTTTGCGTTTACTCATACGACGGCGGTCCCGGTAGCCGGGACATTGGCCTATCTACCGGAGACGAGCAGCGCCGGAGTCGTGACCACGCTCACACGGTATATGTCCGCAACCGGCCATTATGCCCTTTGCGTCGACATCCCGGACACGGCCAAGTACGTGACCGTCACGTTTACCAATACGGGCGGGACGCCGACGGGAACGATCGTGGCCAACGGTTACGTTAACCTTTACAGGTGACGGCCATGAAACGATTACTGATTATCTCCGTCATTCTCGCGCTTTTTCTCCCGGTATCCGGGAACGACGTATTCAAGGCAAGTCTCCGTGGATGGCTGAACAAGAGCCTTCCGACGTATGCCTATTCGCTGAACCAGGGCGTCGCCACCACCGACTCCCCGACGTTTGCGGGGCTGACGTTGACGGGAACATTGTCAGCGTCTAATGTCACCGCGAGTCCCACGTTATCCGTCGAACGGATTATAAATTTCGCGGGATGGACTCCGACTGCTGGATGGACATATGGCAGTGGTAAATGGACCCATAGTTCTGGTACTACCGCATTGGTGGCAACCGGCGAAACGGCGCTTGTCTCTGGAACAAAATATGAAGTTACCATAACTGTCACTCATGGCGGCGTGGGTTCGGATTATATTTATTTGTCCGCAGGCGGAGCTACCTTCGGAACTGAAACCGTCACGTTGGCCCACACCACGATTAAATATAATTTTACTTGTACGTCGACCACTACAGCTCTGACATTTTCGCCTTCGACTGGATGGACTGGATCCATCAATTCCGCTTCTGTTAAAACGGTTTCGAACGGTCAATTAACAGCCGAAGGTATTGCCCTAGATAGTGGCCAGATTTCCCTGAACCTCGGAAGTTCGACATATCCAGGGATGGTTTTTTACAATGGCCCTGACACCTTCTCGTTTGGTGTTGGTATAGGTGGCAGGCCGACTTTTTTTTCTGGAAGTACTTTTGTATGGGGATATACACCATCCGATTTATATCTATATTCCGGTAAGGGTGTCAATTTTGCAGCAGATTTATTTTTGAGTAGAGATACTGCGGCGACCCTACAACTCGGAACTGATTCGTCCGCCACTACCACCAATCAGAAAATAAAAGCTATGGACCGGACGGGGACAAATGCCGTCGGAGCAAACCTTACATTGGCGGCTGGGAATAGTACCGGAAGTGGGGCCGGTGGATCATTCGTTATTACCGTCACCCCGGCGAGTGGATCCGGGGTAACCCCCAATGCCGAAGCCAATGCTGTAGAAGTCGATTCGACACTAACTACAAAATTTTATGGGGCAAGTTCGCAATCCACGAACATCAAACAGGCCACGGTCGCGGTCACCACAACCGCAGCGGCCACGGTCACGGCAAGTAATCTCATCCCGGCTGGAAGTATGGTTGTTGGCGTTACGACTAGAGTGACCACGGCAGTTACGGGAGATGCTGGATTTACCGGGATAAACATTGGTGACGGTACTGATCCTGACCGATGGGGAGCGAACGTATCTCCGTTGATTAACGAGACAACCGACCTTACCGATTGCACCGTGACAACTCCTCCGATCTATGCGTCGGCAACGAGCATCGTCCTAACACAGGTCGGGGGATCTACATTTGTCGCAGGTGGTGTTGTGCGCGTGACGGTTCATTACATTTCCCTAACCGCCCCGATCACTTAGCTGAACGTGGGGTTCATCGGTGATTCTCGGACAGAAATTGGCGTATATGGGAATTGGCCTATAACTCTAGTGGCCGCTCTCAACGCTGATTATCTCGGATCGATGATTGTCACCGAGGACAATCCCCGAAATTGGGCGGTTGGAGGTACGGATATCGCCGAAGCAGCAACGGCGATTGATGGATGGTTAGCGGGCCATACACTTAATCCGAACAAAGACCGTAATGTTTTTTTGATCAATTTGGGAATACTGGTGTCGGCCGGAGAAACGGAAACAAGTTTTAAAACCAATTATCTGTACATCATCGATGCTATTGTTGCCAAATATCCAAATGCTCAAATTTATTTAAGCAGACCGTGGAGCAGTGCTCAACCCGCCCGATGCAATATTATGGCCGGATGGATTGCCGATATCGTCTCATCACGATCGACCAATGCTCTCCTCGGAGATGACGAAAGAGTCTGGCTCGAAGGCGGAGACAATGGCGCGACAAATACATACGATGGGCTGCATTATTCCGCAGCTGGTCATGCAGCGAAGGTTGTCGCCGTTCGCGCAGTTTTGGGTTATTAAATTATAGGAGGACTCATGGAAAACATGGATAAACTTTTTACGGTGCCGTGGCTGATATGGGTGATCGTGGCTGTAGCCATGATTGTGACGGTGTTTTCAACGGAATATTTCAAACCATTGATCGTAAAATGGAGCGACAAACGTAAGGCGAAGGGGAAAAGTGGAATAAAAATTCCACCACTGCTTTTGTTTTGGATCATCGGGATTGTTTTGTTCGCCGGGATGTCGTTCATCGATTGGATTAAGTTCAGCCCTCCCCTGGTCGTGGTTTATATCGTTTTTGGTGGGGCACTAAACGCAGCATATTACAATGATTTCTTGAAAATGAAAACCATCGTCCGCAAACTGATCCTCGGAGAAGTCCCGATCCCCGGGCCGGATGAAAAATGAACGACAAAATCTGGATCGGGTATTCGCCACTGGCTGATTTTAGCACGGCACCGTGGGGCGTCCTGAAGATGGTCGACGGCAAGGTCACTTTCGACCACGACAAAGCGTTCAACCGGGCGCGGCTCATGCTCAATGCTGGGGCGAATATTTTTCGCATCCTCCGGCGCGGAATATGGGAGACGGCACAGGCGTTTGACTTCGAGGATGAAGGATATTTCCCCTTGCTCCGGGAGTACATCATCTGCGTCACCGATCCAGATCAATTCGGGACGTCGACCGGGAGCGGGGCGACTGTCTGGATCGATCTGTTTGACGGTTGCTCCGAGGACTGGATGTACGATCCGGCGAACTGGGAACGGGCCCGGTCACTCATGCGCCAGATGTTCGCAAACCTGAAAGACCTTCCCGTCGTGTTCGGGATCGGAAACGAGATGAACCATCCCGATTCAATCGCGCTTGTCCGAGACGTGGTGATCCCTGAATTCCAGGCGGCCGGGCTGAAGCCGTTTTCGTTCGGAGCGACCTACTCCACGGTCGACGACTGGCTGGAAAAGCAGAAACCGCTTGTCGGACTGGCATGGGGAGACGATCAGGAGAACCGTACCTACCGCTGCGTCCACGGTGTCATGGATGCGAACTCGGTCAATTTGATCGACACGGTCGACTATTGGACACCGGATAATAATCCCATATCGATCTTTTGGTCGACCGATGGCGTATGGATCGGGGACAATCCGTGCGATCGGGAAACGACGGGCGCCGGTGTGGTCCATGCCCGGCCGTCTCCTGAACAGATCAAGGGGGCGATGCGCTATTGGATGGGCCATGCTCAATCGTTCGCCCTTGCTGATGGTCACCCGAAATTCGGATTTGAATATCTCCCGAAAGCAAGGAACGCCGATGAATGCGCGGCGATGGGCGTCCGGGCAATCGCCGATGTTTACGCGGAACGATTTGGGGTATATCCGGAAAACTTCGGCAAGTACCCGGATGATTGGAAAACGCCCGTCGTGTCCCCCCCGCCGGTCGAGGAGCCTCCCGTGACCGAGCCGCCCGTGGAGCCGTCGTTCAACTTGAAGGGCTGGCTGTCAAACCGGAAATGGTATTTCGTTTCCTTGCTGATCCTGATCGTATTACTCATAATCATACTCTAGGAGGTCGCATGATCCCGAATGAAGTCATCGTTGGATTTTTCGCCATGATAACTGGACTTGGTGTTGCCGGGCTGAATGTTTCCCCTCAGCGAAAGGTTGATAAGAAAATTGATGGCGTGGTCGCCAGCCTGAAAAAGCTCGATATCCGGGTTGAGCGAATAGAATATCACGTCACGAACGAAGAGGATACTCAAAAAATCATGGCGCGATTCACGGAGATTCAGGATTACTATTTGGGATCTGCCCCAGAGAAATATAAAGTGATTGCCAAGTTGAAGTCCGACATCTTCATCAATCTCATGGACTATTCCATGAAGTTGAATTTCGATAATGTCCGGGGATTCGCTCTCTTCAAAGCCCGCTGCCTGGCCTGTCACGAAGAGGCGAGGAAGATGATTATCGAAAAGCAGGGCGAGGATTTCTGCAAACAGTTTTACAAAATCCATGATGTTCATACCCGCAAATGGATCGACAATATCAGGGATATTTTCTTCGACGCCATGAACGGAAAACGGCTTCGCTTTATCAATGCGGCGATTCTGTTCATGCAGAATTTCATGGAGCATATCTGCAAGGCCGACTATGGCAAAAATATTTTCGATTCGAATTCGCATGTCTGTAAATTTGCGAAAGGAAAATAGGAGGTATCATGGCAACGGTAGCCAATAAGATCAAAGCCGCAGCGGTCGGGTTCGCGGTGCTGGCCATCGTCGGATTCGGGGCCGCGAAGGTCCTGCAATACCGGTCCATGAAAAAAGCGTGGCTCCAGGCGACGGTTGAGAATTCAGACCTGGCAAAAAAGATGAACGCCGCAATGGCGAAGATCGAAGCCGATCATCGATTGCGGGAGGCGGAGATACAATCGGCGCTTGACGATGTCCGGGAATCGGCAAAGATTACTGTCAAGGATCTGACGGATCGAAATGAGGACATCCAGAGAAAAGCGAATGCGGCCATTGCCTCGAAAAAATCAGTCCAGGAAAAACTCGATGAACTGAAAATCCAATTCGACGCGCGCGGTATAATCGTCGATGAATGGGCGGCGAAGTTTTCCCTGACCGTCGCGGACTACGAAAAGATCATCGCCAAGAAGGACGAAGACCTGAAACTCTATGAGGCCGGACTGAAAAAGCAGTACGACACGGCATTTGAAAAGTGGAAACTGGAATACTCGGAGAACATCACCCGGTCGAAGGTGAGCGTCCTCACTCTGACGGTCGGCCTGACCGCCGTCTATGCGACCGACGGCAAGCCATATTACGGCCTCGGCGCGACGTTCGGGATCGACTTGAAACGCGCCCTGGAAAAGATCCACATCCTATAGCTTTTCCTCCTTACCCCCACCCCCGTCACACCCCCCCGTGGCGGGGGACTAGACTGGAGCACTGGTGCTTGAAAAATCGAGTGTTTTGTGGTACCATTGCATCGTGGATGCATATATCACGGATAGGAGGAGATAATGGGCAGAAAGGGGTCAGTGGTCTACGCCATAAGAGAATGTGATTATTGTGGAATTTCGTTCCGACCAGTAAAAAAATGGCAACGTTTCTGTGGGATTCCTTGTCATAATAATCACTGGTCGGAAAAGCGGATCGAAAAAAACAAACTCGCAGATAAAATAATCTCTGACCTACAATCCCGCATAGAAGCTCTTGAAAAGAAGATTGCGGAGAGATGAATGGTTTTAAATAAATGCGGAATCTGCAAATCAAGATCGAAACTGACCATTCATCATATTTTACCGAGAAGTGAGGGCGGCCAAAATAATAAAGAGAACTTAATCGTTTTATGCAGGCCATGCCATGATTTTGTAGAAGAGCAGAACGTACGATCAAGGGAAGCGGTTCTGTGCTGCGAACGTCCGGGCATGATTGTTTCAGAATTAATTGGCGCTTTCCCTATCCGGAGAAGAGTATCGAAACTAAAGAAAGCAAGACCGATAAAAGAAATCAAGGATTGTAAAAAAAGTCATATATCAAAAAGAGAATGGCAGAATCTTCACCCGGTGGATAATAAAAAAATTAGACCGGTTATCAGGACCGATCGAATGCAGATGCAGAAAGACAAGGTCGTAGCCAAAATGGCAAAAAGATCATGTCTCTATTGCGGTATTGATTTCGAGGTAAAACGTGACTTCCAAAAATTTTGTTCCCCGAAATGTCGGGTAAAAAACTGGCATCTCGCTTCCGGGGGCCAGCAACACATTGTTGCCCTCCAGG